ATGAGTTTCTTTTAATAAATTCAATTAACTTAGCGTCAACCTCAGTTAATAGTGTTGATGCCACAGATTTAAGTCTTGTTAAAGGTGATCTTACAGCAGGTGCAATTACAGCAACTTCTTTTACTGGTGATGGATCTGCTTTAACTGGTATTACTGATACAGATACTACATATTCAGTAGGTGATGGCGGCTTAACTCAAAAGAACTTTACAAATACATTAAAGAATAAATTAGATGGAATAGAAACAAATGCTACAGCAGATCAAACTAAAGCTGATATTGACAGTTTAGGCATAGCGGCTAGTTCTATTACAGGAGCCTTACCTGCTATTGATGGTTCTGCCTTAACAGGTATATCATCAGGTTCATCAACACTTGCTAGTTTAACAGATTCTACAGTATCAGCTTCAGATCCAGCCGTTGATACTAATCCATCAGCAGTAGGACATCTTTGGATTAATTCTTCTTCGGGAGAATCATTTGTATGTACTGATGTTACAACTGATGATAATACTTGGACTAACATTGGAGATGGAACAGACGGTATAGGAGGAGGTGAAAGAACAGCAGACTTAATATTAAAAGTAGACGCTTCTCAAAATTCAACTGCCCAATCTTTAGATTCTACAGGAGATGTTCCAGATACAATGACTGCAACTCATGGTACTTATGCAGGAACTAATGCTTGGACTTTTGATGGTAGTAATGATATGATTAGGTGGAATGCTAATGGTAGATTTGCTTCTAGTGGTGATTATACTATAGCAATTTTTGCCTATCATACTGATAATTCTAGAGATATTTTATGGTCTTCATACACTGGTGGTAGTATTGTTGGTGGTGCAACATTTAATTGGTGTTCTGACCCTAATGGTAATTATCATAATAATCCACCAGGAGCAAATTATCAAGGTAATTGGTATAACCTAAATGAGTGGTACTTCCATGTTATTAGATATACAGCCTCTTCAGGATCACATGAAATATTTGTGGATGGTTATACAAGTGCCGTTTCAACTACTACACCAAATTTTGATGTTACAGGACACTACGGCGACACAGCAATTGGAGCTAGAAATGATGGTATCGAATGGTACACAGGTCACATATCTGCGGCTTGGTGGTATGATGCCCCATTAACAAATGCAGAAATAAGAACAATATATGATGAACATAAAGGACGTCATAGTATTAATAGGTCATTTATATAGGAGAAAATATGCCAACAGCAGAAGAACAAGCAAAGAGTGAACAATATGCGGCAGAGTTTCCTGATGTAGTCTTTAATATGGACGATCATAGAAGAAATAGAGATGCTATGTTAAGAGAAAGTGATTGGGTTGCAGGAGAAGATGTGCCACAAGCAATAAAAGATTTATGGTTTCCATATAGACAAGCACTCAGGGATATAACAAAATTAACTGCGGAAAATTTTGAATGGCCTGTAAAGCCTAGTTAATCATTAGAGTATTAATATCATAAATACATTAAATAGATTGGAGAAGAGCTATGGCGTTTTTATTGGGTAACCAAATAGTATTATCAGATACAGAAACCGGACATTTAAGCAAATTACAAATAAACGGCACCGACGTATTAACACTCGACGGTAGTACAATTACATTAAAGAATGTAGATATTGCTAATTCAATAGAAGGTTCAATAAATTCAGATAATATTGAAGAAGGAACAACTAAGTTATTCTTTACAGCGGCTCGTGAAGCAGTTCTTACTAACTTATTTAATTCAAATGCACTTGCAATCTTAACAGAAAAAACACGTGCAGAAGCAGAAGAAGCAGACATACGTACTGACTTTGCAACAGCTGATGCAACAACTTTATCGTCAGCACAATCATACGCAGATAGTGTAGTAATTACAGGAACAGGATCATTAGATACAGATGATATAACAGAGGCTGGCAATTTATATTACACAGACGCAAGAGCAGATGCAAGGGCACAATTAAAAATTGATGCATTAGTTGATGCGGCTCCAGGAACATTAGACACATTAAATGAATTAGCCGCGGCATTAGGTGATGATGCTAACTTTAGCACAACAGTAACTAATTTAATTGGTGCAGAAACAACTAGAGCAACAGCGGCAGAGGGTGTTCTTGGAACAGGAATTTCTAATTTATCTGTTAGTACAACTAACGCAATAGCGGCTTTAGATCATGATACTTTATCAGGCTTTGTTGCAAATGAACATATTGATTGGTCAGCAGCATCAGCAGGTACTATTCATGCTAGTAATTACACTAACACAGGCAACACAACTTATACAGCAGGTAATGGATTAACATTAAATACTACAGAATTTGAAATGAGTGGCTCATACACTGGTGACTTTACAGCAACAGGTGACGTTACAGCATACTCAGATGAGAGATTAAAAAGAAACATAGAAACAATTAATAAACCTATAGACATAGTTAATGCTTTAAGAGGTGTTAAGTTTGAAAAGGATGGAAGACATAGCACAGGTGTTATAGCACAAGAAGTAGAAAAAGTTCTTCCAGAAGTAGTACATACAGATGCTGATGGAATGAAGTCAGTAGCATATGGAAATGTAGTAGGTGTACTAATTGAAGCAATTAAAGAACAACAAAAACAAATAGACTGGCTGACATCGTTCTGGCAAAATGACGCAGAACGAGATTCATTCAATAAAGATTAAGTATAATATACTAACACTATGCCAGAGGCATTTAGATAAATATAATAACAAACAATATGTTTGTGATTAACGTTAATTACACGCAAGAAGGAGTCAAATAATATGGCATTACCAGCAACAGGCGCAGCGATGACAATGGGTACAGTACGTAACTATTTTAGTTTAAGTGGAACTATTTCACTTTCAACTTTAGGTAACTACATCTCACCATCGGTGACAACAAATATTAAACTATCGGCAACTTTCGGTGGATGGCAAAACCCTAACCCGACAGGATCACACGGTTAATATATAATATCTTAACAATGACGCTGTTAAATTGACAGCGTTGTTGTTAAACATTAAAGTAAAGTTACATGAGAAGTAAACTCAACACAGGAGAAAACAATGAGTATTAGAACACGTTTTGAAATTGAAACGTTTGTACTTGGCGCACATCCCACACCAGCTAGGAAGGCACAAGTACTAACCCAAGAGCTTATGCAGGCTCGAGAAACACAACACCCAGATCTACAAGTTTTAGAAGAAATCCATAAAGACTTTAGTGCAGAACATGATGTAGACGCACTAATGAAAGATATTGAATCTACAGAGGAAGAATATTGGGTAAACCGACTAGCAAAACTAGCGGCTATTGATATTTTAACAATTGGTAAAGTGCAACCCGAACACATGAGTTATATAGCATCTTTAGAAGATGATGCATTTGCCGCATGTGTAAAATCAGCTACTTCGATAGCTAAACAACTTAATTACGAAGTTCAGCAAATTGAAGCAGAACTACAGTCAGAACTTGCATCTGAAAAGTAATTAATGGTTAGCACGACAAACTATCATTATAAAAAGAATAATTCCGCAAACGTAGCTATTTGTGTTCCTGTGCAGAATCAAGTTACTGCGGTTTTTGCGTACAGTCTTGCTATGCTCCAAAGAAAGTGTGGTGAGGCTGAACTCGCTACTTCATTACATTTTAATATGGGAAGTGAAGTAACAATGCAAAGACAACAGTTAGTAGAACAAGCACTAGAAACAGATTGTACCCACATTATGTGGATTGACGCAGACATGCAATTTCCAGTAGATACGCTAAATATATTATTAGCAGCCGATAAAGATATTATAGCAGGAAATTATTCAACAAGAGTTCCGCCACATAGACCGGTTGCATTTAAAAGTAAAAACAATTTGGATAGTAGAGTTTTTTCAGGAAAAGGAATTGAAAAAGTTTGGGCAGTAGGAAGTGGAATGATGTTAGTTAAAAGAGAAGTATACGAAAATGTTTCTCCACCTCATTATAAAATTGAGTATAGTGAAGATTATACTAATTTAGTAGGAGAAGATATTTACTTTTGTAACCTTGTAAATAAAGATGGATACGAAGTATATATCAGTCACGATTTAAGTGACAGAATAGCACATATAGGAACACGTGCATATACAGTTAAGGATGATTGCAATGATTAATTTACACAACATACAGAGAGAATACCAAGGACAAAATGTCGTAACACCTTGGGATAGATTAAAAAAGTTTATGTTTAGTTCATATCCAGTTATTAAAACACCCATAAAGATAACAGATGAAGATGCATTATTAGAAGCAGCGGTAGCGTATAAAGATGAAACAGATATGGTTTGGATAGTATTTGATGATATTGAAGTAAATCCAAAGTTTCCATGGCAATATAGACCAGGTGATAATATAGCAAAAACTGTAATTCATACTTTTCCTAGAGTAATTAAAAGAACAAATAGACCAGTTAGTTGGGGAGATATCCAGTTAGTTCCTACTAGTGGTGTATCGCATGGTACAGTACAAAACAAACTTGTATCAAGTTATCATGTAGCAGAATTTGATATTTTTATGATTAGTTTCCATGAAGCAGAAGCAGATGAGAATTTCCAAAAATTAAGAAATAGATTTAAAGATGCCCAACATGTAAAAAATGTTGAAGGCATTGGTAATGCACATAAACGTGTAGGTGAATTAGCAAAAACAGAGATGGTTTATGTTGTTGATGCAGACGCAGATATAACAGGTCATTTTAGTTTTGACTATATTCCGCCAATGAGTAAAAGAAAAAATACAACATTTGTATGGAGTGCTAGAAACCCAATTAATGATTTAGAATATGGTTATGGTGGTGTTAAGTTATTTCCAAAAGTGCAATTACTTGAAATGGGTCATGAGTTACCAGATTATACAACAGGTGTATCTTTTTATCAACCAGTAAGTGATATATCAAATATTACAAGATTTAATAAAGACCCATATAGAACATGGCGTAGTGCATTCCGTGAATGTGTTAAGTTAGCAAGTTCTGTAAACCCTAACCAAAAACAAGAAGAAACAGATGCAAGACTAGAAGCCTGGTGTACAATTGATAATGGTGGACGTTTTGGACGTTACTGTATTAAAGGTGCATTAGAAGGTAAAGCATACGGTATAGAACATAAAGATGACGTTGACGCATTAAATAAAATTAATGATTTTGAATGGTTGCGTGAACAATTTGTTGCTAGTATGAAAAAACGAATAACTGAATAAATTATTTTTTCTTTTTTATTTGATGTGCGTGTACAGTTTTAAGTTTTTTAATAAACTGTTTCGAATTAAATTGTATTTTTGCACCAGGGTGTAATGGTCTAGGCCAATTTCCTATTTTAACCCAACAGTAACCATCGCTTTCGTTATTAAGTACAGGAATGAATTCGTCTTCTACAGTAACAACGAAGCTATTATATATAAATTTTTTATTAGGGCTAGTAAATTTGTTTATAGGAATAACTTTATCAATGGAAGGTACTAATCCTATTTCTTCTTCCATTTCTCTATATAAAGTTTCACTAGGTCGTTCATTTCCTTCAGCCTTTCCACCAAAAAATCCCCACGTTCTAGGATGATTAACAGCGCCACTTCTTTGCTGTAGCATTACTCTGCCAGTGTCTATACTTAAAAAGATGCAACCACTTGCTATTATCATATTAAAAATTAGAGATATATTCGCCAATAACCCGAATTATAAATTCCTTCATAACTGTTTATCCATTCATTGCCATTCCATTCAAGTTGATCATTACTTGAAACATTTGTTACATAATGCGTATCGGAAATTGTAGATGAATCAAAACTAACTATCCATGCAGAACCGTTATATTCTATAATATCATATTTTTTAGCAACTACGTTTGTCCATACTGCATTTATAGGAGTGTCATTTAAAATAATATAACGTTGGCCTGTAACAGCATTTGGTACACTTCCATCACCTGGGTAATTTTTACTAGGGTCTACATTAGCATCTATTGCTGTTAGTGTGTTTGTGGGCAAAGTACTAGTATCTATATCAACAGTAAGAAGATTAGTATCACTAGGATGAACGTCTAACCTACCAACTATATCGTTGTCATTGTCATTAATATCATTGCTTTTTCTAAGTCTTACTTGACTGATTCCATTTCTTAATGTACCAAACGGTAGTAACACTTTGTCCCATTCTAATGTTAAACCATCGTCGTCTAGTGCTGTTCCGTTATTATTTAAAATTTGTAAATTTCCATTTTCATAATTAACTTTTTTGTTTTCATATGTAACAATAGTATATTTTAATGTTTCTGTGTTAAATGCTTCTTGATCTTTGAAATTATCTAAGTCTTGGTCATCTAAACTATATAATTCACTAATAATGGTATGAATGAGCTTTTGTTGTTTTAATTTTGCTGGAGGGCTAATGTATATAGGAATATTAAATGTTAAAGTTGCAACGTCAATTATATCGTCAATACTTGATCCTACACTTCTAGTACTCCATGATGTATTAGTTAATTCTACTTGACTTAAAGAAGTCCAATCAAGTGGGCTATCATTAGTTCTAATGTCTAATGTTGGGTTGAACAGTACTAAAATTTGTTCCATTAATTGTAATTTTTGATCTGTATTTGATGTCCATACGTCGCAGTTCATTACTAACATATAAGGAACGGGTGCATGTCGTTCTACTGTATATTGATTGCCTAATTCGTTAACATATTTTCCAGTAGTTTCATCATATTTCTTTTCATTAACCTGAACCTTATCAACATGATCTTGATATGTACGTCTTTCAGCAAACATATCTAATGATGTTACATAACAACTTATAAATGGAACAGTATTAACAATGTTCTCAC